ATCAAATACAAGTCGAGCAAAGGGGTCCGTTATCGGAATATCTTCTAATCTGATACCACCGGAGGCTATCACTCGGCGCGCTTCTGACTTTGTTTTAACCCAGCCGGCCTTCATGCAAATAACCGCGATATCTTCACCAATCTGGGAAAAATCAAAGGTAGCTTTTAATCGTTTGAGTTTCATAATCATCATTCATAAACAAATTGGCGTCTGGCGGAGGTTATTGCACCATTGCGGCCACGCGCCGGCCGCAAATTTTCCATTCTACCGTTGTTGAAGGTCCGCGCGGACCTTCAAACCAGTAAGCCACTAGGCTATACCAAACAAAAATACTCCGCTACTAAATGAAGGCCACCAACTTGCAGGCGCCTATAATTATGCAATGGGAGTCAAACCCATATTTCTAGCTTTACGCCGGCGCCTTTCCGTTAGACGATGCTATAACATTTAGTGCGGCATTAGTAGCACCCACCAAGGCACTACGAAACTTGAATTAATCACTCAAACTTACCGAACAATTAATTGGAGACCTGTTAGCAGGCCTAAAAGTTAGTCTTCCAGGCATACCTACCCCGCAGATTTATATTCCGCCACAGGTCAGGGCGGTCCTATCGTGCCAGACTACAGACTAACTGGCATGATGCATGAATTAAAAAGGTGAAGTTTTGGAAGAACCCCACTAGAAAACTTACTTACCCGCCGGTTCCCTTGGAAGGGCGGTCCTATCGTGCCAGACTACAGACTAACTGGCATGATGCATGAATTAAAAAGGTGAAGTTTTGGAAGAACCCCACTAGAAAACTTACTTACCCGCCGGTTCCCTTGGAAGGGCGACTTACGGAAAGGAGCGGTCACGCTCTTACTATACCAATATAATACTTTTGGGTCGTTTTTACAAGTGTTATTTTTGCATAGCAGCTATATAAAAAACGCATAGCTATTTGTAACATGTTCGGTTACAAAAACAAGGGTTCCCGTTCGTTCTATTAACTCGCAATAGAGGGAAACGTCATTTTCATCTGTTAGAACGTCAAGGACTTGATTAGTCGCAACGCTCTGGATTACATAAACTTTGGTCATACACTCCATATAAGAACTCTTTTCGTAATTACAAGTGTGACATTCTGACGCATAGAATTACATTCTTACTACAGTATTCTTTTCTTGGAATAGCGTTTCCAGTTCGGAATCGATATCAGGCAATTTCTTGATCATGTGATTCAGAATGAAGGAAGGGGTGTATCCATCAAAGGCACCGCCCAGCATAAGAAACTTCCTATAATTGGCGGAACCTTTCTCGGTCTGGAACTTACCGACCGTCTGGGCCGTGGTAGTCTCAAATACATGCCATGCATTATTAGCTTTTTCTACAATGTAGTGTTCCATTTTAAACCTTAAGTGACGCGAATTTTTCCTTGGTGCTATTGGTGGGTTTAGCCTGTGTATTTATCTGGCTGGAATTGGCGATATCAATCTGCGCCGTAGATTCAACATCATGTAATCGCATCTTGGCCTTTTCAACACCAACGATAAATCGCTTGTTTTTATTGAAATCGGAATAACGGTTCTTCAACTGGGTTACCATATATTGTCCCAGTTTTTCTAAATCTTCATTGGAAACAACGGAGAACATGAAGTCTGCTGTTGCGGCCAAACCAAAGCTTTCGGAAGTATTCTCCAGACCAGGATCCGAGGATACGAAACCTGCGCGGTTTGTTTGGGTAGCAGACCAGATTGGCACCTGCTGTTCCACGGACAGGCCGCGCAATTCTTCTGCAATGCCTTTGACATATTCATATAGTCCGGCTGCGCCTGCTTTGTAGCGGGATGAGGCACATATATTAAGATAGTCAATAAAGATAACATCTGGTTTAAAATTCTTCTTAAGGTACAATTCATTTATCAGCCCCTTAAAGTGAAGAACCGAAGCGCCGGCTGTTGGATACTCCTTGATAATCAATTTGCCATCTGTCTTGTTTTTAATGGTTTTAATTTTGCGATCATATTGTTCCTTGGATAATGTCATGATATCATCCAGATTGGTATTCATTAGATTGGCGTCAATACGCTCGGCTACCTTTTCTTCGGACAGTTCTAATGTGATATACAGAACGTTTTTGCCGGCATTCAGATATGATGCTGCGAAATGACACATCATTAGAGATTTACCAACGCCGGTGCCGGCCAAGATGATATTCAATGTCTTTTTTGGTATACCATTTTTTGTAATTTTGTTAAAGAATTCCAAATCAAATGGAATCTTTTCATCAATTTTATGATATAAATCGAACCGCATATCCGAATCTTCGGTATAATCGTGTCCTACATTCGGATCAAATGATACGGATAGTGCATCTGATAACAGCTTTGGAATAGAACCCTTATCGAGTTTGCCCTGCGGGTTTTTCATTATCTCAAGACTATTCATCATGGCGTTCATGATGGCTTTATCTTGGCAGAAATTCTCGGTCTGGTCGAAAAGCCATTGTATATCGGTCTTGGTGTTGGCAGGAACATATGTAGCAATATATTCTTTGGCTTTTACCGCATCGGCATCTGATATACCCTTTGTGGTGCCATCAATAATAATTTCAAGACTTTCGATGCTTGGCGGAACATTATATTTAATGGTAAAGTCGCGTATCTGCTGAAACACCACTTTCTCAACATTGTCCATAAAGTATTCATCTTTTAGGAAGGGAAGAACCTTGCGTGAGAATTCCTCGTTGGTTACGAGATTCTTCAATATTGTTTGTTCAAGTGACATTATTCAGCGTAATCCAAATCATCTATAATTATTGAATTGAGTATTTCGCCCAAGGTGCGAATGAAGGTGACGTCCTTTCGGAGGGCCTCCTTTTCATCCTCTTCCTTATTCAGCACCTTGAATTGAAATTCAAGTGTGCCCATGGTTTCTTCCTTCTCGGAGATATTCGTCTTACCATAGATATAGATAATGCCGGCGTAGATGCTATTTCCGATAATTTCAATGGGCGTCATTTCACCAGCTTCCTCGGCCAGCAAATCTAAAAGCAATACCTCATCAACGAATCGATAATCAATGCCTTCTTCTTTCTTAAGGTAGGTGGTTGTTTCCATTATTGCGCCTCTGCTACATCAAGTGGCACGAATGAGGTGGTGCCATATAAGAACTCGGCTTTGCATTTTTCATCAATTGAATCCAGAAGTTCTTTCGTGAAATACTTCTCAGGATTATCTTCAATTTTTGAAGCAAATTCAGTAGTACCATCCGGCAATACAATCTTGGTCGCCATCTTCTTAAAGATGCCAAACTTCAAGCATAGATCAATCAATCCATAATATGGGTCAAGGCCGGTCTGATAATTCAATCGAGTTTCGACGACCTTATTTTCAATTGTCAATCGGGACTTCTTAAGTGTTGCTTTAAGAATAACACCTGTTACTTGGTTATCGTTATCCTTGTCTTTCTTTTTGGTGAAGAAAACAATGCCCGAGGCCGCATAATCAAGACCGGAACCACCACCCATTTTCTTCATTGGAACGTAAGAACCTATAACGTCATAAATGTGGTTGGTGCAAATCATACCGACTTGGGCCATGCCCATCTTCAATGTCAAAACACGAAACGCGCCCTTAACAAGCTGCGGTCTGGTCATGTCGCGGGTTTCCTTGCCCTCGGCAATGTCGGTCATTTCTTTGGTGGTTGACAGATTGCCCAATGAGTCGAGAACAAACATAATACGTGGCCGGCCCTTCTCAGGCGACTCAAGGTATTTGTTTAGAATGCGGAGTGATTGTGTTCTGAATTCTTGAACTGTGGCTACAGGAATAATAGCGATACGCTTAGTATCAACACCACGCGCCGTCACCATATCTTTTGAAATTGCGGATTCAGATTCGAAATAGAATACGAATCCCTTTTCGTTATCCTTAAGGAATCGTTTGACTGCTGCTAGAGCGTAGAAAGTTTTTCCTGTTGAAGGTTCACCTGCATAGGCATACACTTTGTTTCCAGGAAGTCCGCCGTATATGGAACCTGATAACAATGCGTTTAGTGTAAAACTGCCTGTGGGAATATAGTATGATACGTCACCAGCGGCAACGCCATCCTCAACAATTGCAGCGCCATATTCATTTCCTGTTATTGATAACAGTTCGCTCATAAGAGATTCAGATGTGTCTTGTACTTGTGCGGCTTTCTTGGCCATAATGTTTCTCCATTAAAAGGACTTCCAGCTTGGACCGTCCGAACAACTATTTAGTGGTTATTATAGCAGGTTGACGTTATATTGTCAATCAAATCCATTCTATCCGCGCGGGTCCTTCATGTTTTTTATCAAACACAAACCAGGCGAAGGCCATCATTCCTGTGCCCGTGCTGTTAGGATCAAAATTCAAACGTTCGCCGAAAATATAAACTACTTCAAGTTTCCTTTGTGAGAATAAAGTATCGCGCCTGACTTTTCCTTCAAGGAAGGAAAGCTTGTTTAATAGCACAAGTTTATCAGATACTATGTTTAGTCCATGCAACGCAAATTTGGTTGATAGATTAAATGGAGGATTTGTTATGATATTTGTCCATGGCTCTTGCATCTTCAAGAAATCAAAGCCAGAAAAACCATACCCGTGGTCAATCAAATCAGTTGATCTTACATCATATCCACGAGAAATCAAATTCTTTGAGATTGCGCCATCGCCACATGCTGGCTCCCAAATAGAACCAGTGAATGTAACTCGATCAAGAATTGCATCCACGGCCCATTTTGGTGTTGGGTAAAAATCATGTGCTTTCCTTTTGCCGGTGTTTCCGCCGATAAGGGCATTCATTTGTTTGAGGCTCATATGAACGACATTAGACTATTGGTTTTTTCTGTTTTCCACCCTATTTTATCCATCACAAGCCTAAGTGGTTTAATAAATGACTTTTGAAATTGTAATTCATAATCAACCACCGATGGCAGGTTAAACTCCTCGGGCGGTCTTACGGGAAATGCAATGATGGGCGTTCTAAAAACATTTGGTTCCTTTAATTGAATGAACTTGATTTTTTCGCCCTGCTTAATCAATTCATGTTTTCCTTCCAGGCCTCTATCTATGATGGCTTTATTATAATACAATGTGGCCTTGACCTGAATTGGAGAACCCTTGGAATACACCGCATTTGTTTCGGTGCCGGCATAATCTTCAACACCATTAACAGACCGAGGAAATGCAATCTCCTCTAACGGCAACGTTTCAAATTCTTCGCGGAAGTTTGCAATGAATTCAATCAAGGCATCTTCATTTTTGGTCATGATAATCTTAAGGGCTTCTTTAATCTTGGATCGGCAGGCCGTTGGTGTTGAGGAACGGATAGCTTCCAATCCAGATATTTTTAACTTTGGCTCCTCATATTGTACACCTTCGCTGTTATAAACATACAACAAGTATTTTTTCTTTGCGGTCCAAATACCCTTGTTGGCCAAGACTTCGCGTTTCATGTCCATTTTTTGGGCATATACGTTTAGGTGCTGTCCTAATTCGACACATACTTTATCAATGAATGGTTGAAACTTATCAGCACACACCTTGTCCATAAAGGCAATTACATCTTCAACCGGTGTATCCGCCAATTTATCTTGAAATGCCATCTTGACAATACCATGCATATTAACATAGATTGAATCCGTGTCGGAGGCAATGATGTAATCTACGTTATCGGTTTTCAGAATTGTGTTAATATAACGGTTGACTGCTTGTCCAATCCACTGAATAACCAGTTTGCCCGATGAAGTAACACCTTCGGCCAAAGGAATAGCAAAGTAACGGAACCATTGATTTCCTAAAGCGCCATAAGCGGAATTCAAAGCTTCTTTTTTGGCACGTTGTAAGTTATCATACTTAGATTGAAGATTTTCAAATTCTTTCTTTTTGATCGGGTCTTTCTCTTTCTGAGCCTTTTTTTCGGCTTCCAACATGAGTGTTTTATATTTCTTACGATCATCAAACATCATTTGCATGATTTCAGGAAGAAAGCCATGTTTCTTTAACGTGAAGAATTGTTGGTTTGGTGTCAGGGTGACGTTCTCTGCCACCAGCGGTTCGCGGAATTTGGCGGCCGAGACAAGCAAATCGTCGACCGAAATATCCATAGTGCGTACAATATCAGTCAGTCCTGGGGTATAGTCCGCGGGATGCACCAATGTATCGGGCGAAATATTGAATTCCATGATCAAATGCGGGTACAGACTGGTCAAGTCAAACGATGCTACCCATTCATGCAGGCCTGTGATTGGCTCCTTAACATATGCGCCGGCGTACTTTTCATTCTTTGAATGGCTTGCCATTGGAGGAATGACCATCTTCTTTTCTCTTAGATGGTTGTAGATAAGCACGTCCCACATTCTAACCTGTGAGAATACGTCCTCATAGTTTACCTTGGCGTCATAGGCCATTGTTAAACAAAGATCAATAATCTTTTCCTTTGCATCAATCTGGTCGACCAGTTCTACGTCCGATATATTATATTCAATGAATAACTGGTGGTTTTCTTTGTATAGTCTACGCAAGTTGTCATACTCGGCATATGATACCTTACGTTTTTTCAATACATCAAAGGCAATTGCATCAAGCTTATAACTTTCATGTGACCAGCCGCCCTTTGAATATTTCCTGAATAGTTGCAAGTAGTCCCATGCGGCAATACCTAATATTTTGTATGTTGCACGTTCCACTTTCATGTATTCCGACGTTTCGAGCCGAAGGTGTCCCCAAGGCGAAAGTCTCTTTGCAGACGCTTCGCCAAGTATCTTGACGATACGGTTTACCAGATATGGCGTGTCAAAATACTTCGTGTTCCAACCCGTGAGAATATCAGGATACAATTCACACCAACAGTTAATAAATTTCTCTAGAAGGTCAACTTCATCGGTGCATCGAACATATGTTAGATCGTTTCTGCTGTGTGTGAATTCGCCAATACCAAATACATGGAAGTGTCCGGCCCGTTTCATGGTTATGGCGGTGATTTCTTCCTTTGCCACATCTGGCTCGGGAAATCCATCGTCGGAACCTACCTCAATGTCGAGGTTTGCCACTACAATGTGGTTAAGGTTCCAATCAATCATCTTTTTGAATTTATCGGAGATATAGCAATACTCATAGCGTCTCTGTCCATAAATTGGAAAAGATTCAACACCCGAATATTTGTCAACGAATTCGCGTGTTTCTCTTATATTGCCTGGATTGATTTTGCTTAATGGTTCATTCAGAACACCATGATATTTGGTTTCTGTTTTACCGGGCACAAAAAGAGTTGGATTATAGTCCAACTTCTTTTGTATTCTCCGACCATTTTCTATACCACGGTAAAGGATTTTGCCGCCCATTACCTGCACATTGGTGTAATATGTTTCAGTCATTATTTTCCTGGAAGAATGAGTTTATTTACTACCGGTATATCCAGTTTTGAATTGATTGCCTTATATTGGGCTACAAATTGTTCAAGAGGTTCAGTTACACAAATAACGTTATTATCCCAAACAGTCATAGTTCTATTTTTTGAATATGGCATCCAAGGAGCAAAGCCTATGTTGGGTGGTTGACCGGCAGGACCGGGCATCGCAACAACAACGATTGGGTTCTTCATAGTCCAATCGGTGGTGCCTAGGGTTGCTTCGGCGATAATATCTTCGCCGGTAACGAGTCTTAAAAGTTTAATGTCGGTCATCTATTTCAATCTCCATATCATATACACCCGCGGTTATCCATTTTTCTGGCACGTACGTAACCTTATATCCCGTGTCAGTTGTGTACGTATAAGAATTCTCATGATCTTTTACGCGAATGACCTTTTCAATCATTCCATCATAAGTTCGTTGACGCAACACTGTTTCCAGTGAATTCATTGTAACACTACCTTTTCTTTTATGATTTTGGTTTTTAGAACCCCATCACCTGATAGGAGTATTTTGTGCGGGATTTGTCCAGCATCAAGCTGATTTGACTCGGCTAATATCTCTTTGATATTGTCGGCAAATAGTCCTTCCGCGTCCAGGAATTCAATCGAGGCTTCTAGAATTTGTTTATCTATTTCCATGGCAATGTAAGCTAGTCCGTGTTATTGAAGTAGCTTACAGTATAGCACGTTTTGATAAGGAATGCTAGTGTTATTTGTGTTTTTCTGAATCTATATCAGCGTTTATATCGGAAATCCACTTGGCTTTGGTACCAATATTCTTTCCGGGGCAGCCCCGATGTGAAGTCTTTGGATCTTCTCCGTGGAAAGCAAAGTTCTTTTCCGTTGCTCGCATTCCCAAGGCCTTGTATAGTGTGGCAAAACAATGAATCGTTAATTGTCGCATATCATCAGGAAGTATTTCCGTATCATAATTGCCGACAACCTCAATTCCGAAGCGGGCGCGATTATATGAAGGAGAATGTGTTCCTCTTTCAGTTAAAGCAGTAGCTACGTAAATCTTGCCATTTGGAAAGATGAAAATATGTGGGCCGGAACGCCACTTCATTTTGCGATAGGAAACCCACCAATTATCAATTAACTGTTCTGCGGTCCATTTCTTTGAATCAAGGTACCCCTTGACGCGCTTAAGGTCTGGCATCCAGGTATTGTGTAATGTCATGCCCTCAATTGGTGTGCCTGTATCAAGAAACTTGACTGGCTTAAGATCGGCAACATACTTAGTGAATTCAACGGAGGTGAAACCCTTTTTGATTGGATTATTAGTCATTATGGAATTTCCTTTCTGGCCATTTCTTTTGCTCGGGTGCGTACTTTATCAACACGCTTAGTCCAATTGTCCTTGAAGCGTTCCCACTTCTTTGAACTCATCATCAAAGATAGGCGCGCATCACAAATATCATCAATGACTTGGATGGAATCACGGGCTTTTAGGGCCCACAATAGTTTAGCATCCATCTTGCCTGATACCAATGGCTCAAACTTCCATTTTCTACGCAGGGCACGGATGCCGCCACCCACTCCAGAGTTTACCACAAGATCCATCATGCAATAATCGACGCCGCTTGGTAGAGTTTCAAATGAAATTGGAGTTAGGAACCAAGCGGCGTAAATATCTTCCGCATCCATTGGCCGATCATCATATACGGAACCACGCGGCATTGCTTTAAGGTCAGCAAATGTCGGTTCACCGGCCCTTTTAAACTTCTTCCAGGCATCTTTATATGCCACGAAAGAAATACCCATGTTTACCGCGCCTCCTGGCTCGGAATCTCGTTCGGCGTATCCGCCTTCATGGACAAAAACCCAGTCCATGACCAGTTCTACATTGCTTTTCATCTATTTACCTCATTGATCTATTCCTTATATTTAGTTCTGGAATATCGTCTGGATATAAATACCAGTATGAAAGTCAGAATAATGCATTAACCCTGACTTAGAGAGGAAATAAACATGTTTACGTCATTCGACAAAGCCCTCGTGGCCCTAATAATGGGTGTTCTATCAGTTGCCAACCTATGGTTCGGCGTTGATCTTGGAATCACTCCAGACGCAGTTACGGCAGTTATTGCTATGCTGACCCCAATTATTGTTTGGTTCATTCCAAACAAGACAGTCTAATTACACAAAAAGAAAGCCGCTTTCAGCGGCTTTTTCTTTATACTGGGAAGGTTATACCTTCTCTTTATTTTTGTCTTTTTTTGTCCAATGTTCCTCTATTTTTGTTATTCCTTCTTCCACCGAAGAACGGAATTCTTTTATGCCTTTTTCATTCAACATAATAGAATGTCCTTGTTCTATATGGCCAAGAAATAATACCTTGAGCGCGGTTTTGAGTCTCCACCAGTAATCCTTCATTGCATATGAGAAGGCATTATCAAAGTCATGATTCGCATATGACTTCATTTCAACATGGAAACCAATTTCCAAGTCACCCATACCAGTAATAGATAATGACATATCTACATCACAATCATTACTGGTGCATTGGCAGATGGTGCGGGTATAAATCTCATCATCATATTCATTTAACGTTATTGTTGTCATTTTCTTTTCTTTGCTGGTTTGGCGGCGGTCGTCCTTTTGACGAGGCCCTTGTTTAATTTCTTTGCCTTCCTAGGCTTGGTTCGGTTAGCCACCGGTTCCACAACATACTCACCGGAATGGTCTTGTGCAGGAACTGCAACATACTCTGTATAACCGGCGCGGTAATAGGCGTCGGATGTGCCGGCATTCCACACTTTATCTACTAGTGCTTTTTTGTATCCAAATAATCTCTTAAGAATTCCCATTTTGTTTTCTCCATTGTTTTAATGCGCGGTCGCGCTGTATTCGAGGCACTCGGTTAAAATATAAAATGCCATCCAAATGATCAATCTCATGTTGCCATATACGAGAATTCATTCCACCTAAAATTGAAATATGTTCTTCTCCGTTAACATCTTGGTATTTTACCTTAATGCTTTCAGGACGACTAATGCTTGCAATCAAGCCAGGGAAAGACAGACAGCCTTCTTCCAAATTAACTTGATTACCAGAAAACCCCAGATATTCGGGATTGAATATTACCTTTGGTGATTGCGGTTTTTCTATATTAAGATCAACAAATGCAAATACACGTAACGGTATGCCAATCTGGTTTGCCGCCAGGCCAATACCAGGGGCATCCATCATTGTTTCAATCAACGTCTCGGCCAAGAATTTGGCCTCGTGTCCTTCCTCGAAAGGAAAGTTGAGTGTTGGTTCCATTAGAATTTTATTGAACCCCGTTGTAATTTTCTCTACCACTTGATTTTGGTCCTCGCATAATACATAACACATTCCTCTAAGGAATGTTCCAATGTAACGGACGGAATAAATTCAAATTCCAAATCAATGCGAGTGATATCCGGCATTCTCCACCTTACGTCATGCACATATGGATTGATGTGCTTGAATTCTAGGGGCGTGTTTGTGCGGAGGCCCTTCTTTACCGCAATTTTATGTATCATTTCAGCTAATTCAAGCATAGTGGTCTGCCGGTGGGTACCTATATTATAATGTTGGTGCGCTGTATCGCCTAGTGAATTTTCCGCGATCATCTTAGCAACATCATCAATCCAAGTGAAACAACGCACCTGCTGTCCGTCACCGAGGATAGGCAATTCTTCTACCTTTTCACCAACAAGCTGATCAATGAAATCCGCAAATACGTGGTTATAACCTTGTGTATTATCGGCAATTTCCTTTGGTGTAAGAATGTTGAATGGTCGCCAAACCAAATAATTTAAGCCATACTGCTTTGCAAAGGAAGCACATAGTCTTTCACCAACAAACTTGCTTAGACCATAATCTGTGTATGGGGCAGGGGCAGAACGGGGTTCATCCTCTTTATTACCTGTTGTCGTGGCCGCGCAATTTTCATATACCATAGACGATGAGATATATATGAATTTCTTCACATCATGTTTAACTGAGTGCATAAGCATATTGGTCTGAATATCCAAATCGTTTGATAAAATATCAGCGCAATGTTTATTGAAGCCGCCCACTCCAAAAATGGTGGCGGCGGCTTGAATAACATATTCAATAGGCTCACCGAACTCACGATAAGTAGTAAATATACTGTTTATCGATATATCACTACTTGCATCTGCTCGGATAAACTTATATCGGGCCGATTGCACTTCACCTATTGGTTTGCCATGGCGCGATAGATTATCAACACCAACAATGTCGTGCCCCTGTTCGAGGAGCCGAGGTATAACGGCCTGCATTAGGGAACCTGCTGCGCCAGTTACTAGGATTTTAGCCAATTTTTATAATCTCCCACTGTATATACGCCATTTGTTGATTTGTTGGTTATAGATTTCCAGCCATCAACTATTATAACTTCATCATCTATTCCTAATATAGACACAACATCTATAAAATAAGTAATAACATCAATATGAGGAGTCATCACAACAAATGCATCGGCGGACTGTATTTCTTTAATAGTAGGCTGCGGTGTTCCTCTAAGAATTTTAGAAGGATCATATGGGTCTACTTCTAGAACATTTATTCCATTCTTCTTGAGTATTTTCTTAAGTTTGTAACTTGCGCTAAACCTTATATCGTCATTTCCTGGCTTGAATGACATACCTAAAATAACAACGGTTTTAATTCTTATCCTATCGGTCTGTGCTTTCTCCATCATGAGATTAAACATAAACTGTGGCATACCTTCATTGATATGAAACGCAACATTGATCAAATCACCATACGGAACATCTTGCACCAGGAGTTTGCCGTCTTTAAAGAGACATGGGCCAGCAGCATTTGGACCAGGCAGAGGCATATGCATTCGGGGATAGTTAAAGTTTGCTGTGGTTATAACCTTGTGCGCGTCAACACCTTGGCGGGCCGCAATCATATAAAACTCGTTGGCCAAAGCTATGTTAACATATCGATACATATTTGTAATAAGCTTGCCATACTCTGCTTCGCGCGGGGTTAATCTCATAGCAATCAAAACGCCCAAGCTACGGAAGAAGTTTTTGGCTTTATTAAATCCCGAATCAGAAAAAGCACCAATTAACTGAGGTAATTCTGGTGTTTCGGCAATAGAGTGTCCTTGTGATACTCTTTCCGGAGCAAACACCAAAGAATAATTTACACCTTCTCGCAGGAAGGGCCGTTGTTCCTCATACATGTTTTTAATAAGATCGGTTACGCCAGGCGAAACTGTTGACCGCAGAATAACGAGGGTGCCTTCCTTTGTCCTTGGTATAATAACGTCTTTAAATAGACTTACAATATTTTCAATCCTAGGATTGTTTTCGCCATCAACTGGCGTTCCGATTATCACCACAATTACATCTGATTCGTCTATATTTACGTACAGGGAGGTAAAATCAACATTTTTCTGGAATGGTTCTTTCCATTCTTTCATATTGGCGTCCTTAAATCCATCCTCAACATACGGAAAAGGCATGTCGGGGGCCTGACATTTATGCCCTATGGTAAATTGTGGATCAATAGCAAAAACCTTATGCCCGGCATTAGCTATAATCCAAGTTAAGGGTAAGCCTATTCGTCCACATGCTCCTAATATTGATACTTTCATTACCGTTTTGCCTTAGACCTTTCATCAATACTAC